GCTGGGTATTTTGAGACGAGCTTTCTAACTGACTCGGCAAGGTTGGCAGGGGGGCTGGTCGGTCGGAACCGCCCGGCTTGGAAGAGGAGGGATCCTCTTTCTGCTTCACTACCTCGCTTGGGCCAGCTGTATTGTTTGAGCTCTGGGAAGATTTCACCTGCCGCGATGACAGCGTCTCCAGTAGCTTTTCCACTAGCTTCTCTAAATTTACAATTCGATCTTCCAACTTCGGAAAGAGGCATACCCCGTGAGGAGATAGGGATGGGTTGCTCCCATCGGTACTCTGCAAGGTTGATGAGGGCGGTGCAACACCTTCCGGTGTGCCCGCCCCTTGGCAGTTTAAATGCCTCAACAGTTGCGATGTAGTCTCAGACTCAACGGGTTCGTCCGTGCCTTTCCACAAGTCTATAGTCTCAATACCAGCTTTGTAGATGTTATTCATTTTCCTTCCTATCCAGCTGGTTTCCTCATCAGCCCAATCAGACCACTTAACCCTTCCGGGCCCTTCAGCATCTTTTAAGGCTTCCCAGTCATCTATTCTTTTAACTCTAGCCTCTGTCATAGCAACAAAGTCAGTGTCACCTAACAAATATCTTCCTTTTCCTTTGATAGTCACTGGCAGGTACTCTTGGCGGTTAGGTCTGAGTCTAAAATTATCTAGATCGATTTCTCCATAGGAGATCTCGGAAAAATCAGACTCATACCCAGAGCTAAGATCAAGCAAAACCCGGACGTTAGTTCCGCGGTTGGTTTCGCCGGCCTTCCCACATCCAGTGTGAACTCCAACAATGTTGTTGCCAACATATAAAGGGGTCCCGCTCCAGCCCTTGGTGGTAGATGCCTCGTGAACGATGGCATAACCGGACTTGCCTTTATAAGCAAATCCCGAAGAGCAAGTGAGACCAGTGGAGCTCGTACCACCATACAGTGAAACTGTTGACTTCTTGCTGAGGGCAGAGAGTTTTGCAACCCCCACGCCCAATCTAGACCAGTAGTTACTCGGCACCTTAATCATAGCAAATTCTGCGAATTTATCCTCGCAATCGTAAGTGGTGGTCAAATCCAAATCTGGAATGACCTTCCCCCGTTTACACAGGTCCAACTTCTCATGCGGCTCGATCACATGGTGTGCCGTTAGCAGATAATCTGAGCAACCCTCATAACTTACACGCGCTCCAAAACCAACAGTTTGGCTGCCTGATTTAAGCAAAACCAAAGAAGCTGGCTCTGTGCCAGTAAGGACGCTAGAATATACACTATCCAAAACTGCAGCTTCGTCTTCCCCATTCTTAGATATCGCAGAACCGGGAAGAAAACGCCACCATTGAGGATTGACTATTACTTTACATACCTTGCCGTCCTCACCAACGCCGTCCATAACTATTCCCTTTTCAGGGATTAACTTAGGTTCACCTACAAGATTAATAAACACGCCGGGGGGAGTTTCATCCCTAACCTCTACTGAGTTTAGCAGCATGTTCTGCCAGGCGTATCGCACGATCAGCACCAGCATCGATATGACGCACAGGGCCAATGGGGATTGCAACATCGGGTCTAAACCTCCTGCTGCTACCTGGGACGTAAGTAGTAGACTCGCAGCTATCGAGCTGCTCGACACTACCACAAGAACCTTGAGAGCTTCCCAGAGTTTCAAAGTCATCTTGTACTGTCGTACTTGTAAAACAGTTAAACAACTTATAGTTAATGAAACTGCGAGAGCGTGTAATTCTACGCTTAGTTCGGGTTTCCAGGGTTAGAAAGAACTGTCCGATTCGTCCTCAGATTCTGTTGGAATCTTCCGGCAAATCGCGCAATCAACTGAATATACCGTGTAGGTGTATGGGTCGTTGTCAGGTAAGGAGATGTTTCTAATCTCCACGTCTTTACAACCAAGATATCGCTGTACGATCTGCCCCCTACTGTTGTAATAGTGACAAAAGTTACAACGCAACTCAACCTCGATGTAATCAACCTTGGAGTAGTCTCTAACTGCCCTGTAGACTCGGACGTAGTCGGACGTTAATTCGTCAACGTTGTCGAACCAAATCTTCTGGGAGAACAAGGGAATGTCTCGATGGGAGTCGGCTTCGTAACACTCAACTATTACGCTTGGCATACAGGATTGGAAGTTTAAGCACAAAAGTACGAATACACAAATTGATTAAACTTCAGTTCTTTCTTCG